ATTTCTCCTTTATATCCTAAACTCGTTCCATGTGATTTATAATTTATCTTACTAGGATGTTTTCTCCTATATTCCCTAAAATATTCTTTTCTCTTTTGAGAACGAGCCCTTGCTTGTTCTCCCCATTCTCCAGTGTGATAGGTCATAACCCTATTATAGACTCACTACTGTCCTTTGTCAATACCCTTTTTGTTTTTTCACCCCCTTTTTATATATTTACTAATTTACAACCCCTAGCTTTTGTTCCATCTCTTCAATGGACAAGTCGTCAAAGGATTTTTCTTGTCCTTTAACTTGGCTAGGACGCTGAGCACTTTCTGAAACTTGTTTAGCTATAGTTTCAGTAGACTCAGCAACTTGTCTTTTAATTGAACTCTTATAAGGTTTCATCAAGCGAGTTACCAACTTCTTTACAGAAGCTGATGGATTCACTTGAATCTGTGCCTTAACCGAGTCAGTAATAGACTCTGAGAGTTCCGTGTCAAACACATCACTTTTTGGGTCAAGTTCAGGAAACTCCTGCATTGATTCATTTGCTTCCTTATTTATTGTATTAATAACGTTCTGTTTACGAACTTCAAGCTGAGCGATAGACTGGGCAGTTTTAACTACATCAGCCTTATATTGCTCTTGAGAAACTTCTGTACCTGGCTCTATAGTAGGACTATAGTCTTGTGGGGCTTGTCCTTGTGATAACTCACTGGTCAAATCCTCCACCTGTTTAGCCAGAGATTCTTTCTCCGCTTTCACTTTATCTCTTTCCCCAACGAGCTTGTGTATCCGTTTTTCAACGGGCTTTAACTTGGGACTCTCTTCTGCTTTAGGCTGTTCTTCCTTAGCTTCCTCCTTAGAGGGTTCAGTTTCAGGCTCTTCAGCTTCTGGCAAGTCTTTTGGTTCTACTGTTGGCGATTCAGTAACATTGCTTTCCTCCGCAACGTCTTTTTCCGCCTTTTGTTCATCATCCATATAGGGTTTTTGAACTTATAATCAGCGTTTTAAAGGTCGCAGAACCTTTGAATCTCTATCCGTCAATAGAGAACTCAGATAAAGTTAGCTTACAGTTAGCTCTTCTTATCTAAACTCTCTATTCTCTAATATTGGCATACCCTCTTTATCTATACCAACCATCATCTTTTCCATTCCTATATATACAGCGTGTTTAAGTTGGCATGAGTGGCACACAATGTAAGGTCCTTCCTGTCTCCATTCGTGATTGCCCTTTGGTATAAACTCAAAGTCAGGTTTGTTAAAGTCTAATATCTCCTCATTGTTAAGGTGCTCATTTTCCTTCGGTTGCTTCCTTACTGTCATAAACTCTTTGTTTAATTTGTTCTAACTTCTCACAAGCTAGGTTACTAACTACAGTAATTTTGCCAACATCTTCAAAGCTCTTACCCTCACTCATAACTTGAGCTGCCAAATCCTTCATTCCTTTTTGTAAACTATTAATATATTCTTTCAATACTTTCCAACCATCATGTCCTGATAAACGAGCCAGTGCAATATCCTCTGGGTCTTTCTTTTCTTTTGTCTTTGTTGGGACTTCTACATTTCTAAAGTCTGCAAAAACATCTGGTCTAACTGCTTTATCCATATTATATTGGTTGAACTTGTGGTTGTGGTTGTTGAGGTACTTGATTTATTGACCCCTGTTGTCCCATTTCCATTCCTTGTAATACTTTTAAGAATTGTTCTTGATCTCTCTCCATTGATTGTTCTTCTTCGGGAGTTACCTCACGCTGTTGCTGTTGGTTGCCCTTATCAATAACTATCTTTGTCCAGTCAGTAATCCCACTCCCTGCCATTATCCTTGAAAATAATTCACCCATCTTAACTGTTGTCCCTTCACTTTCCATTTTAGCAAGAACTGGAGATGTTACATTTCCTTGAGGGTCAAATTGAAGTCCTTGAGTTAATATAGCAAACATCTCTTTTAATGACATTTGTTGTTTCTCCTCATCTATAGCATAAGTTGAGCCTGATACTATCTCATAATCATATAATGTAGAACCTGTTACATTCTTATCAAGTGTAAGCTTTCCACTCTTATCATCATACATATCCTCAACTTCAGGATAAAGTGTTTTTAAGTCCTCAATCTCACGTCTAAACATTCTTAGTGTTGTAGTCTTTGGTTGTTTCTTACTCCACATATTAGCAAACTTTCTCATTACTTGTGACAAAGTCTGTTCCATGTAAAAGCGGTCAGTATTATCCTTTGAGCTTTCTCTTTCTCTTTGCATTCTTAAAGCAATAGGTGTCTTACCAAAGCCTGGGTCTGTTTCAGTTGTAGTTGAAGTGTTAGTTGTACCAAACATATTAAGAAGTGATGCAGTAACTGTTTGGTATGTAGCTTGAAATGACTCAATACCTCTTGGATTGATTGATAACTGTTGAACAGAGTTTCCAACACTATTTCTAACCATCCACTTAGCACCTGCTCCCCATTTAATAGTTGAAGCTATGATGTTATCTTTATTAAGAATAGTAGGAGGAAAGATTGAGATTTTAATAGCATCTAAGTATAAATTCCATAGGGAGTTTAACGTATATTGCATAGGTTTACCACGTTCCATATCTCCCATTCCCATAAAATCATCTATTAGTGGAATTGAATACTTACAAACTACTGGAAGTTCTTTATCATCATTAGGGTTATCAATGTCTCTAAATTCAAGTCCTGCTGTTGGTACATAATCTATCCATCTGTCTCTTTCATACTGAGTTAAGACTTCAAAATATCCTTTTTCTCTTGCATTTTGTGCATTTGAACCATACTGGTCTTCTCTTGTACTCTTATGTTCACTCCCTCGTCTTGATTTATCCCCAGATGAGTCTTTTAATCTCTCAATTATCTTATCAAGGTTCTTCCAATTCCCGTTTTTAGGTAGATTTTCAAAATATGATAAAGGTTTCCATGTCCGAACTATTATATAGTCTGAGTCATCTATTGAAACTGCTCCAACTTGAGGGAAAACATCTCTGATTGCCAAAAGCCATAAGTCAGGACCTACATATCCGTTCCTTTTAACATCCCAATCAACCATTGCAAACATATTTCCATAAATGTTCGAATACCTATCCATCATACGAAGTTTAGTAAGCATAGGAAATTGAGCATTAGCATTAGGTAGTATGTATTTTTCCATCATAAGCTCCATAATACGAGATGAGGCTATATCATCTCCTGATATTGGCTTAAACTTACCGATAGACATCTTGTTCATAACTCTTGCTTCTCTCTCTAAAATCATTGTTGATAGTTTCTGGTCCATAACCTGACTCTTTGTTGTGTCTGATATTGCGTCAGATAGTTTATTGGAGAATATATTTTCAGCTTCTGTCCATAATGCTCTCTTTTCAACAAGTCCATCAAATGAAGTTTGATAGCGAGATTGTATCTCTTCTGCAAGTTTATCTAATTTAAAAGTTTTCTTTTTAGCCATAAAAAAAAGCCCAAGTCTTTTTCAGACTTAGGCAAACAATTTAATTTGCACACCCAATTTATCTCATTCTACAACATATTATATCCCTTTGTCAAGTAGTTTATATTTCTTCCTTCTACTTCGGGTTACAGTTAGAGTATCAACAAGCACCTTTCCACTCTTTATAACTACATTAAATGTCATAGTACCATATTTAATAAGCTTAGCTTCTTTCTCTAAAATGAAATGAAAATCAATGTTTTTTGGGTTTAAAGGATTCATAAGAATGATATACAACGTCAACAATGTTCGTATCAACTACTCTTACAACAAAAGTAAACAACCCATCCTTTTGAGTTTGTATCTCAGACTCTATATCTAAATGCGGCTGCTTATTATGCGAACTTATAGTTATAGAATATAACATATTAATACCATGCTTTGTTTAACTCTCTCTCATCAGGTAATTCACTATCAATAGTATCATCAGGCTCTATTGCTTGATTGTACAGTTGCCACGCAATACCAAGTCCAAATATAAGGTCGTCATGTGCATACTTCTCAGCTTGTGCTTTCCAACTTGATGAGGTCTGCATTACAATAAAAGAATACATCTCATTTATAATATCCTCGTCATAGATTTTTAATACCTTATTATCAACTGCGTTCTTTAAGTCTTGTAACATCTTAGGACGTGTAGCTGTGTTTGTTGACCAACCATACTTAACGCTCTCAGGAGGGTCAAGCCTTCCAAAGTTAGGCATCTTAAATATGTCGTATTTGTTAAGTCTATTAAGTGCCGCAAGTCTATCCAATTCAAAGCTTCCTCCATTGTTACGTTCATAAGCTACAATAGGTTTCTTATTTGTTGTGTCATAAATCTTCTCTAACATTGTTACTAACTGATTTGTAAGTTCTGTTGCTGTCTTTTTACTTCTATAAACTAAAGGAACATCTATTCTTGTCTTTGATATAAAGCAAGCTGTTGTATAATCTCCTGCCCCAGATGAGGTGTCTACTCC